GTAATGGATTAAGTTTCCCAACATCAGATGGGTCAGCAGACCAAGTGTTGAAGACAGATGGATCAGGCAATCTAAGTTTCGCAACCGTATCAGGTGGAGGTAGTGGAGACATTACTTCAGTGGTAGCAGATGCAGGAATAACAGGTGGTGCAACATCAGGTGATGCAACACTAAATGTCGTGGGTGGCACAGGTATAACAGCCAACGCAAATGACATAGCCATAGATGCAACAGTGGCAACACTGACAGGAACACAGACTTTAACAAACAAAACTTTAACAGCACCAACTATCACTGCCACAAGCACAACAGTGGGTGGTAAAATCAAATTCCTAGAAGGCACTGACAATGGTACAAACGGAGTAACACTAGTAGGACCAGCCTCAACAGCAGATGTAGATGTTATCTTACCAGCCGCGGCAGACACACTCGTTGGTAAAGCAACAACAGACACATTTACTAACAAAACATTTGATGCAGAAGGCACAGGCAACTCACTTTCAAATGTTGATGTGGCAAATCTAAAATCAGGTGTGTTAGACACAGACCTTTCAAGTGTGTCAGGATCTGACGACACTTTGGCATCAGCGAAAGCAATCAAGGCATACGTGGATGCAAACTCAGGTGGAGGAGGAGGTGTATCACTATCAGGATCCACAAACAATACTGTGGCCACTGTGACAGGATCAAACGCACTGATCGGTGAAGCCAACTTAACATTCGATGGTGCAACACTGGCAGTCGCGGGAGCGGCAACAATATCCACTACATTAGGTGTAACTGGTGCTTCAACATTAGACGGTGTCACGATCACAGACAACACCATATCAACCAATGCCTCAAACGCGGATCTAGTATTCGGAACCAACGGCACGGGTAGATTTGGTTTCAGCGTGGATGGATCAGATTTCTGGAACGATGCGTTGTATACCACATACTTCGGTAGCACGGATCACGTCAAGACAATGGGTATCAGCAGACAGGAAACGGTTGACGCGAACTCAGCCGCTAGGAATTACATGCTCGGTGTGGCACAGACCACGACCCTGTCAGGTTCAAGTTCAAGCAACTCAAACTTCAGACCAAGGACTTTGAACTTGGCCAACTCACTGGACATGGCCGGACACGATTACACCAAGTCGGGTTCGAGCAGGGGACCAAAGGCCGGTCAGATGGTAACAAACGTTGTGAACTCAGGCACCGATTCCAGCACACTTCAAACAGCACAGGGTGGACGGAACTACGTGGCATCCTACGCAGATGATGCCGCTTACGCGGCCGGTGATCTAACAGTCACAGACGCGATCGCTTGTTCTGGAGAATTCGAACTATACAGGGGTGGTGGATCAGGTGAATTCACTTACACCAACGCATACAATTTCTTCACCGACGCATATGTTGAATCACCTCACGCGGTGACCAACATGTATGGTTACCACTTCAAAGATTGCACAGGTGGTGGAACAATCACGAACAAATACGCATTCTATGACGCATCAACTGGTGCTACGAGTTTGATTGGTGGTGTCACATTCCTCAACGGTGACGTCACGACAGGAGCGGTTTCGATCGCAGACAACTGCATCAAAACAAACAGATCAAATGACCATTTGTATATACAGGCAAATGGCACAGGATCAGTTGTCATGGCCGCGGCTGGTGGAGATTTTGCAAACGCTTTAGGAGACAGTTCTTATACTGGTGCAAACGCGATGTTATATGAAGACCTATCGCAAACACTTGGTGCAGGTGTCAGGACATACAAAAATGTCATAGTACAGAACATCAAGTTAACGTCAGGGCAGAACAGTTCAAATTCAAACGACAGATGGAGAAACAGAACATTTGTCAATCTGGAGTTGAATGGATCAAGTTCAACACCAACCAGTACTGCATACAGAAGCAGGGGACCAGTGGGAATGGAGGCATACAGTTATGTAAAAAACAACAGTTCAACGAATGCCACGCTGGGACAGGCCTCAGGAGGAAACTACGGTGTTTCCGTGTATCCAGGCAGTTCCGGTAACGTGACAATAACGAACCTTACGGGAATGGGCACATACTTTGAATTGGCACCAAGTTCCGGTGACCTTACAATCACGGATTGTGTTGGCTACGAGTCAATAGGTATTGACTACTACCATGGATCAGGCACATCAGCGATCACAGACTTCTATCACTTCAGGGCAGGTGCACACTCCAAGACCAACCTGACACTGACCAACAACTACGCTTTCTTCACAGAAGAAGCAACAGCACTGTCACAGTTTGGTGCGGTGAGATTGATGAACCAGTCAGGAGACCCAACAGGTGTCGCAGACACATCACACATATACGCAAAAGACGATGGCAGTTCATCAGAGGTGTATGTGAGGGATGAAGCGGGCAACGTGACCAAGATATCTCCACACAACGAAGCCGGTGAATGGGAATACTATTCTGTGAACAAGAGAACAGGCAAAAAGGTCAGGGTCAACATGGAGAAAATGATCCGTAAACTTGAAGAGTTCACTGGTGAATCATTCATAGAATCAGAGTAACCAAGTGCGACAGTTGAACATAAAAGAGAGATTGTACAAGTTAGAGCAGAAAATAGAACTGCTGATGAGCAATCACCTCCGACATATGGACGACAGGATCAAACGCAACGAATGGTTGCTGTACACCATAATTTTCTTCTTACTGGGCATCAGTTGGAAGTTGATGTGGGCCTAGTGTACCACTGACGCTTACACACACCACAACTCACCCTCCATCCCAATTCAAACCTACAGAACTTTTTAGCGGCAGGACAGTGTATGTCTTCTGAACCGCAGGACCTGTAACGTGCATCCAGCACGAATCTACAGAAGTGTGGTGATCCATCGCAGGTCCTAGGACCCTTGATCACTGGCTGTTGTCGTTCCTGACACTTGAAGTGTCCAAACTGTTTGATCTTTTCTAGGAAATTTTTCATTGATGCTGGGTATCCTGTTTTCGAAGTTGGCACTAATGATAAAGGAGTACCCAGCATATCATGGAAACACATGAAACCGATATATCGTGTTTCCGTAGATATTTATATGATGTTTAAAACACACCTGCAGATTTGGCTCTGCATGGACCAACTACGTCAGTCCAAAAACTCACTAACGTTCGTTTTTCTTTTTCAGATACAACAGGCTTGGATTGAAGTCACAAGACGGCTATGGACAAATCTTGATATAAAAAAAAGATCTGCCATAACCGTCTCCTGTGCTTGGTCTCGCACAAGTTAAAGATTGTATCCAAGGTAGTAACGGATTCTCTTAAAAACTCCTATACAGATACCGCGGCCCCGCAACGCACGATCGTACATCTTTCCTCCGATCGCATACGGTAAGGTCCGTTAGCCGTCATATTATAACCTTACGTTAGCCACTGGTTAGACTTGGCTTTGTCTTTATTTTTGCCTGGATGCCTTTGCTTGGAGCCTTTGTCTTTGTCTTCTTATTTTTAGTACTTGTCGGGGAGTTAGTGCCATGATGTCTGTGCCAAACTGTCGTGAAAATTGTTTGATTGATTGTTCGTGCCTTTTTGCCTGATTGTTTTGCAGGTTGTTTATGTGCCTTTGCTGTTGTGTTAGTTGTGCCATTTGCTATTATATATGACAAACTCAAAAAAAGCGGTTGATTTTTGGTTCAAACATAAATACAATTATAAAAAATAACAAACAACGAAGGAGGCATTAAAATGATTCAAGCGAAATACAAGGACATTTTATCCAAAGGCAACAACAACAAATACTACGAGCAGTCATACGACGAGCGTAGGAAATTAATACAGCACGTACACGCTGTCAACGGGATGGTGGTGTATCGGGGAGCCAATTGGCAAGACAGCAGGGATTGGAAACAGTTCAGATCAGAGATGATGGAACCTGTGAAATGGGCCAAGGGCAAGTATGATTGGAAACCCAGCATAGACGACATGCTGTGGGCATTCCAGCAATTAGGATTCCATGAATACAACGGACAGCCTGCAAGGGTGTCTGTGAGGATGGTTGAAAACTTCAACAAATATTGTAGCATAATAGCCAAGATGTGGAACACATACAATCCAGAATACAAGATGACGGCCGATGAGATACAGATCAAGATGACAGAGGAAGAAACACAGAGTCCTTATGATCATTTGTCCAAGTTCATTGAACCAAAAACATCAAATCAACCAAATCAACCAAAGGCATAACATGAGCAACACAAACGCACCATGGAACAAAGGCCTGTCAGGTCTGGAGGCCGGATGGGATGATGCACGTAGACAACGGGCATCAAAGGCACAGAAACGTAGGATAAAACTACGTCCAAAGAAATATCAAACCCTGCTCAAGAAGGGACCTAGACCCAGCAGTTGGATAACAGGACCAGACAAGGCAGTACACAAGCACTACTACAGGTTCCTGAAAGCAAAGAACCAAGCACGTTTCTGGCAACAGGAGTGGACACTGACATGGGAGGATTTCCTGGACCTTTACAAGACCATGCATGGTCGTTGGAGCCGTGCCAAGAATCACAAGAACCTGTGCAGGATTGACACACAGGATGGATGGCACATATGGAACGTTCAACTAATGACACGTCTGACCGCGATGAAGAGACCAACCAAAGGTAACGTTAGGGCAAGACCCAACGGACTGGGATCCAAGAAGAAAGGAATACAGTGGAGAAGGGGAGGACTAGCAAAGACATGACTGACAACGAACAAAAAAAACACGCAAACAATATGTTTGTAAGGGCAATAATTGAATCACAACAGCAACAGGAGATCTATGAAAGACGCAAGAAAAAACAAGAAAACGAAAAAGCGACCAACAGTTGGAAGACCGAAAACACCAGAAGGAAAGAGGTTAAGACAACTGCTGGACGAACTGCACGGCAAGGAACAGCACGAGTCAGCACAGAGGGCCGAGGACATACTGAAACTGATTAGACAGAGACAGGCACAGGAAGGACTCGCACAAGGCATTGACAGGATCGTGAGACAACAGGCCAGGACCGCGTCAGCACTGTTCTTGAGGAAATTTTTTGATGGTATAAACGGCATCAAATAAATACAGATACGTACTGTTTGACACAGCACGTGCTCTTATATGGGCCTTTGTTTACACGGCAGAGGCCCTTTTACACCCCACACACAACATACGTTATAAATAATTTCACTTAAGGCTTACAAATAAAGGCTTCAAGGCATATCAACACCCCAGAGTTCGTCATGGTTCGCTGGGGTGCAAATTAAACTAACAGAAAAAAAAGGAAAAAAATAAAATGAAACAATTCACAGACCAAGAAATGGTAACCATAGCAAACATCATAGACGTTGCATCACAGAGGGGAATATTCCGTGCGGGAGACATGGAGGCAGTGGGTGCGTTATACAAAAAGATAACAGCATCACTACCAAAACCAGCAGAGGAAACACCAAAAACCAATGAGCAAAAATAGAGTAGAACAGGAATGGTTGAACATTCTAAAAGGCTTTGCTGACAGTTATTGGAAGAAAGAACTGGAAGAGGCACACAGTCTGTTTGACACACCATACCCCGACAACAGTGAGAAGGACTACATCAAGAGGACCACTTTCCTAGACAATGGTAAAAGGGCCAAACTGATGTTGTTGAAATACCTAGCACAGGCATCATCTGGTGCGGTGCATCCAACAGGCATGAACACCGCTGACGAGAAATCTGAAGCGGCCAAACTGTTGAAACTTGCTGAAACGAGGCTTGACAAAAAAGCAAATGACTGATGTCCAAAATACCTTTCAAAGTATTTTTAGACACGCTGAACATAATCAGTAATCAAACAACACCACCGGTGCATCAGGAGATATGCGACTGGTTGGAGAACTCCGACGACCTGCCTAGACGTGGACTACAGATGTTTAGGCACGGTGGCAAGAGTTTCCTGGTGGGTGCATACGTGTGTTGGAAACTGTTCCATGACCCAAACTGGAGTTGCCTGCTGATATCAGCCAAGCGTAACCTAGCACTGCGGAACAGTATGTTCATACGTAACATGATCGAGACACATCCGATGTTGCAGGACATGAAAAGTGACCTGTATCAATGGAAGGCAGAAACATTCACTGTGGAGCGACCCATAATGCAGTTGAACCCGAGTGTGACTGTGAGTTCATTGGGTGCAAGTTTCACAGGATTTCACGCTAGTATGGTTATTGCAGATGACATAGAAACATCTGACAACGTCATCACTGCTGATCAAAGGGACAGGATCAAAGAGCGTGTGAGTGAATTTGGAAAACTTTCAAATCAGATCCTGATGGTGGGCACACCACACCACGAACAGACCATATATGATCACTTGGAAGGTGTTGGATATGAATTCAAACGTATACCAGTGGTAAGGAAACGTGATGTCATACAGGAAGACAGCACGGTAGCAGAAGAGGAATATTTGGCATGGGACGACCACCCGGAAAAAATGTTCACGTATGAATGGCTGGATCAACAGCGTAGGGAAACAACAACTGGTGATTTCAATTCACAGTATATGTTGATTCCTGAATCAACTTATCAACCATTGGTACAATTAGAAAACATCAAATACTACGACGACGAATTGCAGTGGAACACCATAGCACAACCTTTTGGTAATGCACTGACCACTTGTACATTGGGCAGACACAACATTGAACGTGTATGTTCATACTGGGATCCAGCACAGGGGTTGAGCGGTAGGGATAATTCTGTCCTATCAATATGTGCTAGGGACAGTGAGGGCAACACTTTCGTGCATGATGTAAAAGTATTGAGTGCGGTGGACAAGGACACAAAAGATTTCACAGAACAGTGCAGGGAAATTATCCATGCCTGTGCCTATCACAAGATAAGTCACGTGTACGTGGAGGAAAACTTTTCAGCCACACTGGCAAATGAGTTGCGTAAGGTGGCACGTGAGATGAAAGTGATGGTGCAAGTGGTAGCGGAATTTAGATCAAAAAACAAAATGGTATTCATAGCACAGACGTTGGAACCTTTGATCAAGGTTGGTCGTATGTATGTGCATGAGAGAGTCAAGGAAACACCGTTTATGGATGAGTTGCAGGCCTTCCCACAGCCTAGGGTGCATGATGACTGCATAGATGCAACCAGTGGTGCAATAAGTCACCTGCCTAATTTAGCCGTAGATGTGTCGAAAGTTGCCAAGGTATTCAACCCCTTGCAACGCTCTGGAACCAGTTTCAAAATTAACTAGAGCCATAAATAATTGGTCTGACAAGATTATTTATAATATAACACACACGCGAAAGGGATATTATAAACACACACGCGAAAAGGAAAAAAAAATTATGAAGGTATATTCAAAACTAGTTTGGGACAAAGACTTCAACATCATAGAAGAAT